TGTCGCTGGGCTTTATGACCAAAAAACTCGTGAAGGTATAATTCGCATAGCCACTAAATCTTGGGACAAAGGCCTCGGAATTGGCCGGACTATCTGCAATAATGTCTATGGCGATACTTTTCTACCCATTCACGAAGTAATGCTTTGTGCTTCCTATTTTGATAATCCTGACTATTACATCGGACAAACATTTGGATATCAAGTTAAGCTGGATGGATTCCGCATGACTATCTTTAAGAAAGGCGATAAGATTACTGTTCTGTCTCGCTCTGGAAAAGATCAAACTGGCAAGTTCCCTCTAATTGAAGAAGATGTTCGCAAGGCCTTCAAAGGACAGAATGTTGTTCTCGATGGCGAGCGGATGCCTATCGGCTTTATGGAAATGGATAGCAAACAGCAATACAAACTTGTTAGCAACTCTACTAAAAAGGGCGGAAGCACCGAAGTCTGCTTGGCAGTGTATGACTATATGCCTCTTAAGGATTGGGAAAATCGTAAAAGCACAATGACTTATAGTGAGCGCTATTCTGCTTATCAGTCTGTATTGACTTCTAAGCCAGGTGTTCCTAAATATGAATATCTGTTTCCTCTTCCTTGTATGTATATCGGTGATGACATTGGCCAAATAGAAGCCGGCCTCGCTTGGGCTAAAGAAAACGAAAAAGAAGGAATCATCGTAAAAGATATGGCTGGCTTTTATGAATGGGACAGAACAATAGCGTGTGCTAAAGTCAAATCATTCTTTGATATGGACGTCGTAATTACCGATATGACAGAAGGCAAAGGAAAGCTCAAAGGTGCAGTTGGTGCTCTCTATTTTGACTATAAAGGTAACAAAGTAAAAGTTGGAACCGGTCTTAAAGAAGAACAGCGCTTCGAAATGTGGAACAATAAGAAAGCATATATTGGTAAGACAATGGAGATTGTCTACTTCGAGGAGACGACTAATAAGGCAGGCGGAACAAGCTTAAGGTTCCCAGTGTTCAAGTGCATAAAAAACGGTGATTAAATGAATAAAGATTACTATCAAAGTTATCATTTGTATAAGCTTAAAGGTCAACTTACTTCAGCTGAGTCAAAATTAGCTCAATATGAAGCTGATGGCTGTTCTGATACAGTTTTAGCTCATCAAATGGTTAACATATTTGAATTAAGATCAGAATTAAGTAAGTTCTCAAAGTATCTTATTAAGCAAGATGAGATAGAAAGAGGTGAACTTCTTGACTAAAGTTTATTTAAGTAACAACATATCAGATTCAACTAAAATAGACGTTCAAGTTGATTATGACGAGTTTGATCCTAATGTTGAAAATTGGCAATTTTATTATAACGATAATCCTTTTGATAAAGATATAATAGGAACACTAGACTTAATAAAGGTATCAATACAAAATGATGTTAACAGAGAACGAGAAAAAATCAAAGAACAAAGACGATGGGAATTATTCGATTGACTATAACAAAACGCCTATGCCATTTGAGTTATTTGCTCAAATGATATTAGTTGTTTTTGAAAAAAAGCAAATGTCTAAAAGACATTTAGAAGAAGCTTATGAAATCTATTTGAAAGGTTTTGATAATCTATTATCAGATGAGGAATGGGAAAAAGTATATGGCCGAAAATGAAGCAACTATTAAGAACTTTATGGAAGTTCTAAACATTTTAGGTAGTGGATATATGCCAACATTAGATGATATGATTAAAGAATCAACTCAAAGAATTCAATACGAATTTGACAAAGAAAAAGCAATAAAAGAATCAAAAAACTCTGAGTTATTATCAGATGAAGAATACTTAAATTATTTCAAGGAGAAGTAAATGGAAGAAAAGAAAAAGAAGTTCTTTACTAAGGAAGTAAAGTATCGAAGCGGAGATGTTGAAACTGTTCCTAACACAGCCAACATAATCAAGTTTGGTGTAGGAGCAATACTATTCATTATTCTTATATTAGTACTATGGCCATTTAAAGTTATAGGACCTACAGAACGTGGGGTTGTTAAAACATTTGGTGAAGTACAAGAAAGAATATTAGAGCCCGGCCTAAGAATTAAGGCGCCAATTGCTCAAAGTATTACTACATACGACTTAACTCCTACAAAAGCAAATGTCAACATTCCAATTAGTGATAAAGATGATACAAAAGCAGCTATCACTGTAGAACAGCAACCAGTTGGTGTTGAAGGCTTTTATGCTTGGATATATGATGAAACTAAAATCCTTGATATAGCACGAAATTATAGTTCACTATCTAGGTTGCGTGAATTAGTAGACTCTGAAATATTGTCTGCAATTAGGCAAACGATTGGTAGATATCCTATTGTGAATCTTATTCCAGATCAAGAGCGTATATCTCAAGAAGCCAGAGATCAAGCATTACGGAACTTAACAATTGCTCGCATACCAGTACTCATAACACAGCTTCAATTGAATAACTGGGATTGGTCAGCTGACTATCAGGAAATGATTCAACAAACTATGACAATGAAACAGAATGCTCAAAAAGCTGAAGCAGAGTTACGAATGATAGAACAGACAACTCAGCAAGATCGTATCCGAGCAGAAGCAACTGCAGCTGCAAATATTGCAGCAGCGGAAGGTAGACTAAGAGCTGCTGAATTAGATGCACAAGCAACAGTAGCTAAAGCAAATGGTGAAAGAGATGCAGCTATTGCAACAGCAGAAGGACGTAACCGAGCTAACGCACTTATCGCACAAAATATGCAAACTGAAATTAGGTTAAGAGAACTTGAGATTGCATTGACAGAAGCTGGTAGATGGAATGGAAGAAGAGTTCCTGACTATGTACCGCTTAATCCAGCTGGTGGTATAGTAACACTTCCAGGTAGATAGACTAACATACGGGAGGAGCGAGAGTTCCTCCCTATTGTTAATCTATTTATAGGAGAAAATTAATGAAAATACGAACAGGATTTGTTAGTAACTCGTCTTCGAGTTCATTCTGCATTTTTGGAGTTTATCTAGATTCAGAAGAGATAGACGATGTCTTTGGCTTTGAATATGATACTGAATCCGATGATAGAAAAGATGACGAGCGCTGGAATAAAGTAGAAAGTTTGGGTTTTGACTATTATGGTCCAAATGATTATTGGGACGGTTATTACATTGGTGTAGAAGTATCAGAATGTCCAGATGACCAAACTATGGGCGACTTTAAGAAATCAATTATAGAAAAGATCAATGCTAAAGCTAAGAATCAATTAGATCAAAGAGCATTTAGTATAATGTCCCAAGGATGGTATAATGGCTAACCCCCGCTATTCGGCGAGTCGTTTTGGTTGCTTCAGCTCATGTCTTACTAAATACAAGCTCGTTTATATTGATGAACTTGTAGTTACTGGTAAAGAGATTGCAGTACAAGCTAAAGGTCTCGCTTTTCATCACATTGCTGAGTTCATGGACTCTACCAAAACATTAGAAGAACTCACTGCTAAAGCTAAAGAGATATTAGAAGGCGAAACTTTTGATCAAGAGAAGTATCCAGTCATCAAAGCAATACCTCGATTCTATATGTGGTGGCATGAGTACATTACTAAATGGGAAGCAGAAGGATTCACATTAGCAAAAGAACAATGGGAGTATTCAGCTATAGACAAAAAGTCAATAGTTGGCGCAATGGATATCCAATTAGTTAACGAAGCAACTAAAGAAGCTATCATCATAGACTTCAAAACAGGTGCTACTGCTAAAATAGACGGCTATGAGAATCAGCTTATGTTGTATGCTTATATGATGAAGAATAAGTTGAAGACAAAGTATAACAAGATACGAACGTATGCTTTCTTTCCAATGGCAGCGCTAAAAGATGAAGACATAGATAACCCAGAATCAACTCGCAAGTATATGCTCAAGGCATTTAAGCAGCTTATCTTTACAGAAGACCAAGTCAAAGATATGCTGGATCATTTTAAGATTGTCATTAAGAAAACTGATGAAGAAGATTGGTCCAATTTAGATCTATTAAAGAATGCGACAATGAGTTACTCTTGCTCATGGTGTGACTTTTGTGGTCATCCTAAATTATGTCCAGCAACATATCAAGCTGGATTTAAGTTCCCCAGGAAATGCAAAGTGATGACAAAGGCTGAACTTAAAGAATTAGAAAAGGCTGAACAAACTTAATCTTTACAATTAACTAACTATTATGAGTAAGTTAAATGAAGATTGGGACCCCGCTTTAGATGATTTAAGCTTTGAAGATGAATTAGCCCTATATGATGCTCCATATATCCCAGGAGAAGAAACGGATTGGGCTGCTTATGGTAATGATGAGGATGAAATGATAGACGACATGCCTATTGATGATTTTGAATATGATGCAGTAGGTGATATAGAATCAGATTATCATCCGCTATTTGAAGCACAAGTATTATCAATATTCAAAGACAATAAGCCATTGACACGAGTTAATCCCGGAAGTGAACAAGATATAGATCAAGCCTTAGGAATATTAGCCAGAAATCCTGGTAGCATAATGAAGCCTATTCAAGAAAGCAAATTATCAGAAGGCATATTTAGTTCTGTTAAGCCAAAAGTTGGTACTGTTACTGGTCGTATTTTCAAAGTAATCGACAGAACAGGTAAAGCCGTAGAAGCTGTATTTACTAATCTAAAGAATGAAGTAGATAGATACAACAATAAGACAAAGATCGGATTGAACTTTGCTAAAGGAGAATTTTCGGGTGGTGATAAAGAAGCTACTGAAAAAGCTATTCGTTATGTTATGAGTAGACCTGGCACTTTTATCACTTGTGCACAAAATTCTGCTGGTAGAGTTGTTGAATCTATTAAAGAATACGAAGAATATTTGTTAAGAGAAAATCTTAAAGACACTATATTTGGAAAAGAAGACTGGCACGGTGATAGAGACTGGGGTAGGACAAAACGACGATTCAAAGCTGCGGTTGCTTCTGGCAAAAACCCAGTAGATAAGTTCTTAAAAGGTGCTGGTCGTGTTGGCCACGAACTACTGGGTGGTGATATGTGGGACGATATGTCTGAATATATTGATGACTACATTGAAGGAAGAGGTCCTTATGCTTATGATCCAAAGTACACTGCAGAATCACAACGAAAACATAGAGTTTGGGAGTTGAAAGATTCTTTAGGTAAAAGAGCAGGTGACTGGAAAGAACCAAAATTAGTACCTATTGAAAATGCTAAGTTAACTGAAGCTTTTGAAGAAGACAAAATTTTTGATTTAGCTTATGGTTATTGGGAAAATGAACCACAAATGGGACATGATGGAATAGCTGTTGCTATTAGTGATGAATTCCCAGAAGAAGATTTCCAACTTATCTATAATATTGTAGACGATGCGCGATTAGCAGTTGCACGACCAATAAGAGAGGGCGGACCTCGTAAGAATATAGATTACGAAGGAATAGCCCATCAGTTCTGTCTCATTAAAGATCCAGTAGCTAGACAAGCTGCATGTGATAAGTTGTTTGATCTAATTAAGTCTAAGAATACTGAAACAGCTGAAAAAGAAGCTAAGAAAGCAATGAAGGCTGCTAATAAAGCACAAGTTGCTGCAACAGCTGCACAACAAACTTTAACTGAAAGAAAATTAAATGAAATGACTGCTAAATGTGATTGTTGTAATAAAGCATTTAGTTCAAAAGATGGTGGGATAACAACAACTGTGTATGATTCATATATTGGATCAGAAAGACCAGTTGACTTTTGTGAATCATGCACTGTTGATATTCTAGGTGATGAATATTGGAATCTAGATGAAGATGAAATTAGAAGAATAGTGGAGGATGAGTATTTTGAATAAATTATTTGAAGAAATCTATAAAGGAAATCAATTAAAAGAATCAAGATATCAGTTTTTAGAAACTGATTATTTAGGTGAAGTAAACGAATATACAGCTAAAACAGAACTCCAATTACTTGAATACGTAAAAGATTTTATAGAGAGTTCTAAAGCTTCTTCTGGACCTACAGAATTTACTGTAAAGAGAATATAGATGAAATCTGTTGATGAATATATCAAATTAGCAAAAGATTCAAATAATGCTCTTGATATAATAGAAAATGCTTTAAATGATCGCAGTTTGTCGGATGATGATATATTAAAGCTTATTGGAATTTTAGAATATTTACAGGCTGGAATATCAAAAGGTCGAGAAATGTTTGGTCAAGACTATTTAGGAGAGAACATGAAAAAGTTTGAAGAAATCTATCAACAAAATAAAGAAAAAAGTTCAAAGAAACTTAAAGAATTTGAATTAGAAAGATGTGCTGGGTGTGGAAAAAGATTTATTAGTAGATCTGGATTAGATATTCTATGTAGTAAATGTGATCCTGGTAAAAAAGAAAGAGCAAAATTTGCATATAGAGATAAGTCAACTCCGTTAGCACGCGCTATAAATAAAGAACACAATAATGCAGTTGAACAAAACTATATTGAAAAATATGGTCATCCTTATGGTAGAGTTAAAGAATCTTGGGTTAAAGATAGTGATTATAGAGATGAATCAAC